TCATTTTGTCGCCTCATTGCGCGGGGCAGGAATAAATTCGCCGTCATCAGTAATTTTTCCGTCCAGATATCCCGTTTTGTAATTTACGCCATAGCCATATCCCGAATGTTGTTCCTTCCAGATTAAGCGAACTTGTTTCGGATCAGCGGTGCGGTATCGCCAGAGCTGCGCGCCATCAAAGCTGTAAATGTAGCGGTTATCGCGGGCATACCATCTGCGCAAAAAGGGATGGTCATTAAGATGGGCTTCGCGTTCATCCGGAGAACGGTTATCCAGTAAGATCAGCGGTCCGTCAGATTCAAACACATGTAAACCGGAATGGTATGGCCACCCTTCGGCACGCGTAAGTAAATAGCCGTGGCGTTTCCCGGCGTTGAAACGTTTGTTGATAATAAGATTGGGATCATCAAGTTTCACGATTTCCAGCTTGCGGTCACCAGACTCTGTTTCGATGATGGTATAAAGCGAGTCCTGATACTGGGCGACAGCATCACTGATGGGTTGAAACTGCTCCGGATCGAGTCCGGGTAATTCTTCCTGTTTACAAGCAGGTCCTTTACGCCAGAACACTTTCTTTTCCAGCAGAGAAAAATCCAGACAGTGCTTTGTTAAATCTTCATCCCACGCCAGATTTTCCTTGTCGAGGACTTTACGCTGCAGCCCGTTTTTATCACGCCAGGTCAAGAGTGAGCCGGGCATCCAGCGCACGACGGAAAAGGTGTCCGGGTCGGCATCAAGCTGTTCGCCGTTGATCAGGATTTTGGTCCGTGTACGAGCCAGGGTATCCCAGGGGCCAAATGGCATAGCCACACAGGGATTAAACGCGGTAGAAAACTTTCCTCGCTGATCCCATGACTTTTGTGCCAGCACACGGAAACTATCGGGATCTGCGAGGCGATGCCCATTGATATACAAGAAATTAGCGTCACGTAATATCAGCCCCAGTAAGTCAGGATCCCGGGGAGGCCGGAATTCCACCTGATGCAGTGTTTTGATATCTAAGCGATTTCCCCCGCCATTGTTATCTGTGCGCTTGCCTTCGAAATAGAGACTGTGTTTATCTGCGGCAAAATCACCCCACGCCTTGAACGAGGCGACATCGACGGGAGGTTTGTCTGGCGGGTTTTGCACAACTTCACCCGCGTAGAGGATATAGCGACCATCGCTATGCAAGGAGTAATGAGGATACCAGGCCTGTGCGCCTTCATAGAGGTAGTCGGTTGTCAGATCAGTCAGAGGAGGTACTTTATCCCATTTGTCTAGTGTTGTCGGGTCTATTAATAAATTGGGTAAACGGCGCAAACTTTTGTAATTCACGTCAGGAAGAGAAAGATTTGTTTCTTTATAAGGGCGCAGGTATACCACGCCTTTTCCCTGTTTCTGGTAAATATTATGTTCAGGCGGATCAAGCCGACATCCCCATGCCGACGATAAAAACAATGAACAAGACAACAAACAAACCACATTGCGATAGTGCATAAAGCCATCCTGGCTGAAGCGGCGCACGAAAAACGCGAAAGCGTTTCACGATAAATGCGAAAACTTTAGCTTTCGCGCTTCAAATGAAACAGCAGTATTAATTACTGCTTTTTATTCATTACATGGGGATCACTTAGGGTATGGCTGAACCCTGAATAGTTTGGTATTTAGCCGCTTCCTTGCTCGCTTGTTCAGGAATCTGATGTAGCGATACTGATTAAATTTGTGCACCACGGCACGCTCTTTATTAGCCCGTAAATACACGCCTCGTTGTCCACCCCGCTTAATCGCGTTCATTGTTATCTCGTGATACCACTCACCATCCAGCTCGTAGAACGTGCTTTCATGGCTGCCAATAAAATCAAAATTCGACGCCTGATACACAACGCCTGCGCGTCCGCAGCGTTCGTCAGCAAATGACTGAACCCACTCCACTGACGGATACAGTAATCTGATAACTTTCAGCGCGTAGCTGATGGCCCGTGATTCAGAGTTGCGGGGCATGTCGTCGTGTAGCCACATGCGATTCAACTCCATATAGCCCCGGTTATCCGTTTCAAGCACGACACGACGACCTGAGTTGGGGTTAAGGGCATATCCCCACTGGAGAACGCCAACCAGATCGCGTCCGCTGAATACTCCCAGGTGGAGGTAAGAGTTATTCACAAAACGGCGGGAATAGTGCTTTGTCTGAATAATTGTGCGGGCCAGCCAGCAGGATATGGTTTCAACGCGCAGTTCCTTTGAACCATAGCCAACAATCTGGCCTTCATACTCAATAACGCACGGTTTCGTCAGAATGCGTGATTTTTTCTCTTTTCCCACAATGTTTCTCCGTGGGATGCTCGCAGGCATTCAGCATTATGATGTGACGTTTGCAACGCGGACACCTGATTTCAATGTGATCAAAGGAATCCGCCTTAAATAACAGTTTGTTGCAGTTTTTACAGCGAATTGATTTCATCTCACCTCCTTTGCATCAATTCGCCACTATCTTAAAAAACATCGTGGGTTGAGTGTGGTTATTGGGGCATAATCGATCTGTATTACCGATCGATTCAATTGATTCGATCGTCGTTTTCTATATGCGTTCGTTTGGCGGGGGGTTTTTTATACAGCGTTGACAGGGCCACATCGTAGATCAATGCGACCTGCTTGCGGGGGATTCCTTGTGCTAATAAACGCCCGGCCTGCTCCCATTCCGCTTTGGTTAGTTTAGGTGGTCGCCCACCGATACGGCCTTTATTTCTGGCAGCAGCAAGTCCAGCCATCGTTCTCTCGATGATTAGTTCTCGTTCCATCTCAGCCAGGGCACCCATAACGTGGAAGAAAAAACGCCCCATTGGAGATGACGTATCAATACTGTCAGTAAGACTGCGAAAATTAATCCCTCGCTCTCGTAATTCCCCTACGAGAGAAATCAGATGTTTCATGCTTCGCCCGAGGCGATCCAGTTTCCAGACAACCAGCGTGTCACCTTTTTGAAGGCGCTTTAAAGCGCGTCTTAATCCCGGTCGGTCTGTCTTTGTCCCGCTTAATTTATCTTCAAATATTTGTTCACATCCTGCACAAACAAGAGCGTTTCGTTGCAAGTCTGTATTCTGGTCATTTGTTGATACCCTTACATAGCCAATCAGCACGCTGAATCTCCCGTCCAAAAGCGTAAATCATGCCATGCAGGTCAGAAACGGCCATTATCTAAAACCTCGGTTTGCAGGAAACGGTAAATCTGGCTTCTGGCGCATTACAAAAAAACCAGAACGGCGCGGATATTCCTGATAAGGATCGCTTCCTGAGTAACATTAATGTTTACAGCAAAGGCGAGGTGGATAAGAAAAAAGGAATGCGGCAGTACGCATTTAATGCGCCGTCTAATGCAGTTGGTGGAAAGTGGTATCCAGTTATTTTCCGGCGTTCCACAGGCAGCACTGGCGAGCTGGCTTCCAGAGTGATTATAACGACCACATCTGCCACTGGTGATTACGCAATGAATAACTGCGAATTCAATGGAATGGTAATGCCTGGTGGCTGGACTGATCATGGTTCATATGCGGCAGGTTATTTTTCGACGTATCAGACTAATGAGCGCGCAATCCACTCCATTGTAACAAGCCTTAAAGAAGATGATGTATGCAGCGTTTTTTACGTTGAAGGCAGGGCTTTTCCTGTGCGGGTTTCTGCTGAAGAAGGGCTAACGGTTATTGTTCCAACTCAGGATTATACCGTCGGTCAAACAACATATAAGTGGGGAGCAACTAACCCCGCGACAGAAAGCACGAACGCACAAGCCATTCTGGATTTTAACAATGGGCGAGGGTTTTATTGTTCTCACTCAATATTCGGTATTAATGCCATTTTTAGCGGAAATCTGGGGATTGGAACGGCTAATGCCCTGGGGGGAAATTCAATAGTTTTAGGAGATAACGATACTGGGTTTAAACAAAATGGTGATGGGGTGCTGGATGCTTATGCTAATGGTGTGCATGTGTTCCGCTTTCAGAACGGTACGTTACAGAGCAAAAAAGAAATAAGTATCACTGGGCGGATATTACCGTCTGATTTCAGTAATTTAGATTCCCGATATGTAAAAGATGTTCGGCTTGGCTCACAGCAATATTATGGTGTGAACAACTGGCAAACATGGAATTTCCAGTGCCCGTCAGGTCATGTATTATCTGGTATTAATGTTCAGGATACAGGGTCCAATTCTGCCGATAATATAGCGGGTGTTTATTACAGACCAGTTCAAAAGTATATAAATGGCACTTGGTATAATGTAGCGAGCGTTTAATATGATGCACTTAAAGAACATAAAAGCAGGTAACGCTAAAACACTGGAGCAGTATGAGTTAACAAAGAAGCACGGAGTCATCTGGCTTTACTCTGAGGACGAAAAAAACTGGTATGAGGAAGTGAAAAACTTTCAGCCAGACACAATAAAGATTGTTTACGATGCAAATAATATTATTGTCGCCATCACTAAAGATGCCTCCACGCTTAACCCTGAAGGTTTTAGCGTCGTTGAGGTTCCCGATATAACAGCCAACCGCCGCGCTGATGATTCAGGAAAGTGGATGTTTAAGGATGGAGCTGTAGTTAAACGGATTTATACGGCAGACGAACAGCAACAACAAGCCGAATCACAAAAGGTCGCGTTGCTTTCTGAAGCTGAAAGCGTTATTCAGCCACTGGAACGCGCTGTCAGGCTGAATATGGCGACGGATGAGGAACGCACACGACTGGAGTCATGGGAACGCTACAGCGTTCTGGTCAGCCGTGTGGATACAGCAAATCCCGAATGGCCACAAAAGCCTGAGTAAAAATTAAGGCCCAATATCGGGCCTTCTCTCATTCTGGTTGTTCGGGAAACGTTACTGGCAGGCTGGAGGTGTCTGTAGATTCGACTTTCTGCGCATAGAGCATCCACTCGGTTAATTTTTGTTTATTCTCGTCGGAAATGATGCCCAGCCGTAGCTGTGAGTCCCATAGCTGGGTTTTATCCCTGACAAGTTGCAACAGGCTTTGCTTTTCATTTTCCGCTTGTTGCCTCTGCTCTTCCTCGGTATAAGTTCGCTTTATCACTACGCCATCTTTGAACAACCATTTCCCCGAAATATCAGCCCGGCGATTTGCTGTAATATCAGGTAATTCAACGACGCTTGCGCCTTCCGGATTAATTGCTGAAACATCCTTTTCAATACAAATAATAACGCCGTTATGGTCATAGACCATTTTCAAAGTGTCTGGCTGGAAATTCTTTTGTTCCTCATACCAGTTTTTTCCATCATCTGAATAAAGCCATTTGATGTTAAATTGCTTTGTTAGCTGGTATTGCTCTTTTGTTTTAGGGTTGCCAGCAGTAATATTTTTTAAGTGCATCATAATTAAATACTCCCCGCGTTATACCACGTTCCATTAATGCAATACTGAATTGGCCTTGCCTGAGTTATATCAATTAATTCATCACGGTTTCCGTTAACTGAACCAGTAACGACATAACCTGACCTGTCAGACCAGCCAGGACCATTCCATGTCTGAACAGATGACAGACCGCCAAGGCGAATACCTGTAATAAACCTTGAGTTACATTCTGCCTGCGTATATGCACCAACATCTCCCGCAGAGGGTTTGCGTGTTGTGGTGTAAAACTCTGACCAGTTAGCTTCAAAGCCATAACCATCACGCGCTGAACGATAAAAGATACCGCCATTTCTGTAATTCACGCGGAACTGTACAGCAGGGCAACTCCCCGCATTCATATTAAAGTGGAGGATTAATGTCGATGCGCCACTGATATCTGCATCATAAACGCCGCTATTCCAGTTCCAGCCAACAGCTTTATCATTTGCGACCCTGCGTCCTGTTTGCCCTAAAGCAAATGCAGGCTGCTGGTTTTTCGTGTTGTAGTCTCGTCGCCAGCCAGGAGCGTAAGCATCACCATGATTAATATAAGTGAATTGAGCGTTAGTGATTCCGCCACCGCTGGACGTGCTCGGCGTGGTAACGCGTATGGTCATTGCGCCGCGGGTGCCAATAACTTCCACCACAGCACCTGCAAGACAAATATTTCCGCAACCTGTATCTGTAATGACCTTATTATTTGCATAAGCCCATGAGCCTTTGCACATCCAGTAAGGATGGTTAAATGCCCCCTGACTCTCCAGCCACGAAATAAATTGCGCAGTTGTCCAGACCTGACTATCGCCACCAATATTCAGCCATGCGCTATATGCGCGACAGGCCCCAATATTTTTGGTGAAGGTATCTTTTCCCGGAATATCTGCGCCGTTCTGTTTTTTCTGTAATGCGCCAGAAGCCTGATTTACCGTTTCCTGTAAACCGAGGTTTTGGATAAACAGCGGCTTATTGGGAATATCTGCTCCGTTCCGGTCTTTTGCCAGACGGGCATTGGCATTATCCATCGCAATTTTCACCGCTTTTGCGGTGGCTGCCAGCGTTTCACTGGGGCTGTCAGTGGCACTGGTTAGCTGAACGAGGCCTTTTTTGTTCAGGCTGGCATCCCAGATATCCAGATTTTCACGTGCTGTACGCTGTGCTGATGCCCCGGCAATTTTAATTTCGCTGAGGTTATTTTTTATCAGCAGCGCGTTATTGCTCATAATGGCTTTAATGGACAGTGCAAGCTG